ATATACAGAATATAACGATTTAAGAAAAAATCAAAATAAAAATGAAAGAATATATTCAATTATGTATAATGCATCAATATATGATATTTATTTAAAATATAATAATCAAAATTTAACAGATTCATATATTGAATATATATATAACTTAATTAAAGTAGCAGTAATAAATTCTGTAAAAACTATAAAATATTTCTGGGGGATTTATGAATATAAGTACAATATTTTTACAATACGATCATCTAATAATTTAAAATTTGCATGGAATAAAAATATAGGTCATAATATGATTGATTATATAAATGTAACATTAGGTGGAGAAGAAATAGATAAACATTATGGAAATTTATTTGAATTAAATTATCAATTGACACATCATTCCAATCTTGATATGGTATATAATAAACTTATAGGAAATTTACCAGAATTAACTACATATGATGAAACAATAAAACCATCATATATATTAAATATTCCATTAAACTTTTGGTTTAATAAAAATTTGGGTTCGGCATTTCCATTAATTGCATCACAGTATTCTGATTTAGCTATGAAATTAAAATTAAGAAATATTAATCAATGTGGATTGGTTGAAAGCGTTACTGGTGAAACATATAGTTTAGAAGATTTATGGAATGATAAAAATTATAAATTAGAAGTAAGTTTATTAGTTGATTATATATTTTTAGATGGACAAGAAAGAAAAAAATTTGCTCAATCTTCCCACGAATATTTAATAGAAAACTATCAAACAATTACATATAATTTAAATAATTTACAAAGTCAAATTAATCAAGATAATTTAGAAAATGATTCAGTAATATCAAATATGATTTCAATGAGTGTAGATTTAGATTTACAGCATCCATGTAAACAAATAATTTGGAGTTTTCAAAAAGAAAAATATTTAGATAATAAAAATGGAATATTAAAATGTATTTATAATAATTATTCTATAAATATAGATGAGGATAAAAATCCATTACAAAATGCAAATATAACATTAAATGGATATGATAGAATGAATAAAAAATTAGGTACAGGTGAATATTATAATTTAGTCCAAGCTTATCAACATAATACAAATATTCCTAATACAGGAATCTATTCATATTCATTTAGTATATTTCCGGAAGAAATGCAACCATCTGGGTCATGTAATTTTACTAGATTTAAAGGACAAGCTTTAAATTTTGACTTAGATGAAAAAATGTTTTATTATGCAAATTCAGATATAGATCCAAATATAATACCTCCACAAAAAATAGAAAATGAATCTGATGAATTAGAAGAAGTAGATATAGAACAATATATTATACAATCAGAATCTTATAAGAAATATTTATATACAGATATTGTATTTAATTTATTTGCAAAATGTTATAATGTTATAAGAATTAGTGGAGGCTTTTCTGGATTAGCATTTAGTTTTAATTAAATTTATTTATTAGAAAATTATTTAATAAATAAATTATATATTAAATTAATATATAGAATAAATGACAGGTGGTTTATTACAATTAGTTGCTGTCGGGATAGACAGTATATTTTTAACTTCAAATCCATCAATAACTTTATTTAAAACAGTTTATCGTAGATATACAAATTTTAGTTTAACTACAAGGAATAAACAAATAAAAAATTTAGTAGATTTTGATAAAGAGGGATATTATATTTTACAAAAAGAAGCAGATTGTATACATAAAATATGGCTTAATTTTAATATTTCAAATTTAAAACTATCATACGGTACACCAACTAGAGAATATATTAATGAAATATGTGCAAAATATGGATTTACTATAAATTATCAGACAGATGGAAGTAATAATACTATTGTTACTCCTGAAGAGTATAATTATATAATTGATGAGATAAATAAATTTATAAAAAGTCAAGTTGATGAAAATAATAAATTTATAGATTTAATATTATTAAATAATGAATATAATGATGATACAAATATTAACACACAAAAAACAGATATTATTAAAAAATTTAAATTAAAATTAGAGGCATTATATGATTCGTATTATAATGAGGTTTTTGATTCAAGTGGTAATGTTAAACCAACTGAGCATTCGGCTACCTTAAATGGAGTAAATATTCCATTTTGTCCATTTAAGGTATATATCAGATTATTAACACTTAAAATAATATTTGCACAACAAAAACTAATATCTGATTCTTCAAATCTAAATGAAGATATAATTAATGATTATTATTATCTTGATAATGATTTTTATATTAATCCAGAATATACATTAGGTTTAATTTATGGTTATGAACATGGAGATAAAGTTAATAATATTTATACATACGCAATAAATAGATTTTTAGAAACGGGTTATAATAATGATTCTAAAAGTCACGATATTACTAAATTTGCAATAAATGATTTAGATAAATATGTAAGAGAATGTCTTTTAATGGAAAATAATAAAAATATATTTTTATATAAATCCGATGATAATAATTTAAATAATATAACAATGTATCATAATAAATTGATCGATGTATTAATAAATATACAAAATTTATTACAAACTATTGCTAATTCTTATAATCCATATAATATAACTATATATGATTATGCGGGAATAAGTAATTTATTATCTTTATTTAAATATTTAAATACAATTATTAATACAATAAATTATAATTTACAAAATCAAATTTATTTAAAAATACAATATAAAAATTTAATTGATTTAATTTATTATGAAATAATAAACACATATAATAAGATATATAATTTATATTATAATGTTGATATTTTTAAACCAACTATTGAAATAACAAAAGAAATACTTGAATCATCTGGGTATATTATACGAGATTATTATAATTTTACATATTATATTTTATCAATAATTTTAGATTCTAATCAAAATAATACTATATATAATAATTTATATTATCATGAAGAATCCAAATTTTTTAATATGTTTACAAAAAATAATATTATCGATATTAGTAATATTCAATATAAATTTGATTTAGAACAAATTTTAAGAACATATTTGATTGATTTAATAAACACGCAAACAATAGATGAAAAAGTTTATAATATTGACATTATAAATGATATATTATATAATGAATATTTAAAAGAATTAACTTATAATTTAATAGGAACACAAATGTATTATTCTGATCCATTTGGTAATAATTCTGATAATTATGATTATTTTCTTTATAAAGTTTTCTATGGTACCTCTCCGTACATAATTGTACAAGATTCAACTGGATTTTATTTTGGTGTTTTACAAAATTTATATCAAAATATACTGTTATTACATATAATAGAATCAAATATACCTAATAATCTAAATTATGTTGATAAATTTGGAAATTATATGGGTAATTTAAGTGATATATCTAAATATTATGGATATAAAATGATAGATTATTTTAAAAACATAATAGAAAGTCAAAACAATCAATATATACCAATATTAAATTTTAATAATAATCCAGATAGTACTGTTCAAAATATTGATATCGATGTATATAAAATATTAAATAAATTTTTAAAAAATTCTGATATTATATATGATTCTAATTCTTTTTCACAAAATTTTATAAAGAGTTTAACTCAAACATTAAAACAAAATCAATACACAAATATTGAAATATTTTATACAACAATATTAACTTCTATATTATATCCAGCTCATCACAATATAACAAAAAATACTACTGATTATATAGTAATAAATAATAATAATAATGTAGAGATAAAAAATATTAATACACAAAATGATTACTATAAATTTATATTTTATAAAACATATACAAATGATTTATCGGACACAAATAATTTTTCATCTATATTAAATTCTAATATATTTGGCTTAAATGATAATATTATATATTTATTAAATAAATATATTAAAAATGAAAATGAAATATATTTTGCTAAAGAAATTTTAAATAATATAATCAATTTTATTAATAGTATTCAAACATTATATGAATCTAATTTTTTAATTGATTATTTTAATGATATTAGTTTATGGAAAGATTTATTATTGAGTTCAGACAAAACTAAAAATATATTAGAAAATTTAAGTTTTGATGAATCTGGAAATATAGTTTCATTAAAATATTATTTTGATAGTAGCAATAATACTATATATTCAAGAAGTACATCACCTTCTGGTAACGGATATATTAATCCCGAATATAGTATTTATACTAAATTTATAAATCCCCTAAATACTCTTATTAAAAATAATATGATATGTTTAAATTATACTCCTCTCTATTTGATTAGGGATGTATTTACAAATATATATAATTCGTTAAAAAAATATAAATTCAAATATATTTATAATTCTCAAATATATAGCTTTGATTTTACTGGAATTAATGATATGTATTTTTTTGATTTTAGAGATTTTGATCAGTATAACCCAACAACTATACCACCAACATATTTTAATCAAATAAAAGATAATATTGATTTTAAAAATGATTTATATAAAACCTTTATTTTAAATGTATTATTAAAATTAAATAAAAAATCAAATACAGCTAATCCAGATAATTTTCAAAAACAAATATTCGAACAAGATTTATTTAAAATAGCTGATAAAGAATATTTAATATCTTATGCGAATAATTATTTAAATTCTAGTAAAATCTCTTTATTTGGATTATTAAGACCAGAAAATTTAATAGATATAAATAAAGATTTTAGTTATAATAATGTTAAAATATATTCATTACAAACAGATGGAAATAAAAATATACTATATAATTATGCAGGGAACCCAATAAAAACACTTCAAAATAAACAATTATTTGCTTCTTTAATTAGAGGTATTATTGAGAGAATAAGAATAAAATTAATATCAATTATATATAGTGATGATTTTTTATCATTATTGATAAATAAATGGACTAACATAAATTTTTTCCCTTTACCTGCCCCGGGTATTAATGGTTTAAGTGGTTTTTTATATGCTATCACTGTGGATTTATTATATAATTTAAATAATATATTAGATAAATATATTGTATATGACAATGTAAATAATATAAATATAGAACAATATTCATATATAACATATAAAAATAATGGATACATATATAATAATGATAATTCTTTAATTAATTATGATGATATATCTACAGAAGATACGCAAAAATATATATATGCTCCTAGTTCAATTTGGTCATATATTAATAAAATGCAAATTAGACAATATAATAAATTATATAATGATATATTAATATCATCGGATTATTATCATGATAGTTTAGGTTCTTTTATGACTAATGTGTATAATGAATTTAAGTTTAGATTAGCTAGAATACCCCAAAATAATTATGATAATTTACCAATATTTTTTCAAAAAGATTATTCTCAATATTATTATTCATATAATGCATATTTTATAAAAACTATTAACGTAAGTGGTACTAATATTACTCTTGGTCATAATCGAGATTATAATCTTTATGAAAATTATTATACAAATGATTATTATAAAATAGAAAATAAATCAAATTTATCGTATCCGGTTGAATCTTATGGTTTTGATTATTATGCAATTGGCGATTTTGGATCATTTGATATTAGTAATAACTACATTGATGAAGATGGTAATCTTCAAACTTATGCATATAATATTTATACATATAAAATAACAACTCTAGATTTTTCAACTATATTTAATCCATTTACACAAATAGATACTTTAATTGATTGGTATTATACTATAAATTCAATAATGTTAAGCGTTGATATGAAAAAAAGTAATTTAAATGGTACAGAACCAAATTATCCAAATACTTTTTACGCCATCCCACGTGTATTAACACCAAATGGTGGTATAAAATACGTATCAATACCACCATTTCCTGCGACACACATTGCACAGATGACACCATATTATTCAAATTTAATGCGAATAAGAAATAAATATAGAGATTATTCTCTAGAAAAATTATCTTTATCTGAAATTATTGATTATTTTAATGATTATTATGATGGTAATTATGCATATTATTCATTTGCTGAACAAAAAATTGCAGAAAGAGTAAAAAATAGATTATTAAATCAAAATTATAATACCATAAAACAAAATTTATCATCCATAATAGATTATATATACCAATTTACAGATTTATCACAAAATCCAATTTTACCAATAAATAATCAACAATTTCAACATATGCAAGATTTAGATAATAGTGGAAATCCAATAAGTATATCAAATCCATATTATAGTCCATCATATAATTATTTTGATGATTTTATTACTTATGATTCTATAAGAAAACAAAATGTTAAAAATTATGCGGATGCAATTATTAATTTTGTATTCGAAAATATAAATTCAAACATAGGGGAAAATTTTTTTAATGGATTTAAACAAAAATCAGATTTTGTAAAATTTATGATTTATTTAATTATGAAAGATATTAATACAGATGAATTAAATACCACTTTTGTATCTGACATAATAAATTCTAATATAAATTTATATGACGAATTAGTTGCAAATACATATGCAAATTATAAATTAAATTATTTTAATACAATAAAAAATATTACAATTCCTAGAAGTTCTGATGTAATAATTACAAATGAAGATAAAATTAAATTTTCATATGATTTACCATTTATTGATTTATTATATCATATTCCGGATTATTATACTCAAACTGATATATTATATTATGGTTCTGAATTAGATACATGGTTACGTAATGTAATTTATCAAAACCCTGTGAAATATTGTTGGGTACGGGAATTAGGATATTATTTATTAGAATATTGTAATTTTTATTTAGATGAATTATTAATAGATGGATATAATTCTAATCTTTTATCTTTATTAGATAAAATTAATGGTATAGAAGATTATAAACATGGAATTGATATATTAAATGGTAATACCGAATATAATATAACATATAATGATCTTGATAAAAGTAATGTAAATATAAGAATACCATTAAAATTTTATTTTTGTAAAAATATAGCATTATCAATACCAATGATTAATTTGTTATATACAAAAGCGGTTATTAAATTTAAAACCAGAAAAATAGAAGATTTATTAATATATGATAAAAAAGCAATAATATTAAAAAAACCAAAAATAAAATGTACAACAACTATTCAATATATATATTTAGAAGAAGAAGAAAGAAAACGTATTTCTAAATCAAAAATAGAATTTTTAATAGAAAAATTTAGATATTGTGGTATATATAAATATAATAAGACAAATTTAATAGATAATAAAATTATTACAAAATTACAAATATCTGACCCAACAAAATATATATTATGGAGAATAAAAATAATATATGAAAATAAAATGCAAAATAATTATACATGGAATATTAATGGATATCTTGATGAGAATTATATTCCACAAAAAATAACTGATTCCATAAAAATTTATTTTAATGGCTCAAGTAGAGAACAAGGGGAATCTGAATTATTTAATCTAATAAATCCACATATGAGATGTGTAGGAAGTTTGAATGACGATGAATATATGTATATTTTTGCATTATATCCTTTATTATATCAACCATCTGGTTCAGCAAATATGACAAATATAGAAGATGTGATAATTGAACACAAATTTAATACTTACTTTTTAAAAGAATTAGATAATAAGGGATTAAATTTCGAGATAGAATATTGGGCATTTGGTTACAATGTATTACGTTTTATGAGTGGTATGTGTGCACCAATATTCTATATATAATTAAATAAATGTAATAAATTTAATTATCAAATAATACTGCACCCAAACCATATGAAATTCTTAATATATTATAACTTTCTGCATATGCTCTAAATAATCCAATATTATTCGTAGATAATACTGGATTAATTGACATTTTAATTTCTATAGTTTCTATTTTACTCATATTACATGTACCAGAATGTTGTAATGTATTTGGATTTAATGAAAAAAAATAACAATTTGTTCCATTAGGTGGTTTATTTACACATTTTTCATAAATTTGATTATATTTAAAATATTTTTCATCTCTATAACTTAATCTTTCTTTTTGATTTAATAATATTGTTTGTTTTAAAGCTAAACTTTTGTCAAATATAGGCATTGGTTCGCCTATATTATAAATTTGAGATGTAATATTTTTATCTTGTGATATTTTATGCCTTGGTGTATTTGTATAATTATAATAATCTAATGCATCATAAATATATTTTTGTTGTAATACCCATACAATAAATTTACATGGATTATCTATATTTACTTTTATAGTTTCACTTGGTCCAATAACTTGATTATAATTAGTATAATATAATTGTTCAATTATATAATCTTGTTTTGTTTGTGAAATTTGTAATCTTTCATCTTCATCTATAAAAATATAATTTACTAATAAATATGTATCTCCCAAAATTAATGTTTTTATTTTATCATATTTATAACTTGCTGGATTAATAATTATAGAATTTGTATTTTGAACAGCCGGAGTAACTTCAAATTTTGATGTCATACCTATTATTTTATATTTTGAAAAAGTAGGTGAATTCGGTGGAATCGTTTTAAAATTAGAAGGAGATAATAGAGTATAATATAATTTTTTAGAATAACAATCAAATGATCTAAATATTCCATACACAATATTTCCATCAACATTTTGTTCAATATATTCATTATTATAAAATCCAGTAATATTATCACTACATATTATATAATGTGATGGACTAAATATAATACATTCTGACCATGGCTTAAATGATACATTTATTTTAACATCTGAATATTGTAAACTTACTAAAGGAAGAGCATTCGCACTAGAGCGACAAAACCAAAATTGTAAAGGTATATATATTTTATATGGAGATTTACCATTTGTAAAATCAGTTAATTCTGATATATCTCCTATCATTTTTTTAAAGGATGGTAAAGTTGCATTTATATTAAACATTTCATTCCATAACATCATCCATTCTCCATAATGTTT